TAGCAGAAGGCAAATAGCGTAAATCATTTTGAGTAGATGTCTTGTAATTGCCCAATAAGGTAACAAGCTACTAAAAATACTGCTAATAATTGTGCGGTTTCTTTTTTCATTGTGTTTAGTTTTGTGTGTTAAAGTGTGCGTTGAATAGTCGCACCCCTATTTTATTTTAAGCGTACCAACTTGAGTATACACCAGAATTTTCATTGTGATACTCAACAAAACATCCGTGGTCTGCTTTAATGTAATATTGTATATTGCCGTTGTAATTTACTAAAATATTTACTTTTTTCAAAATTGCAGTTCCAATAAAATCATTTTTAATTGGTTTAACGTTTGATGACATAAAACCCTCAGTTCCTTCTACATAGCATTTTCCTATTCTATTAATCATAATTGACTTAGCTTTAACTTGTACTATTTGATAAAAATCTATGTTAGTTTGGTCATATCCCCAACTATTGTAAATTATATCGCCTACCTTGTAATTATGCTGCATATTTTTTTGAGCCTCTTTTTTCTTAGCTTTCCTTTCGTTTTCAGCATTTACGTTAATTTCTACTTTATTAATCCATTCAGTACAGAACTCAATCATTCTGTCAATGCTTCTAAATCTGTAGTTAAATAATGGGTTAGGTATTTTAGCTCTGCTAACTTTTCTTACGCAAGTGCCTATAATCATAGGCTCATTTTTTAAGGTTAATGTGTAACCTAAATTTTCGTACTTTTCAATTAGATTTGTCATTGTGTTTTGTTTTTGTGGTTAATTGATATGTAAATATACAACTTTTACACAATCCACAAAATAAATAATGAATTATTTTTGCAATTTTGTTGCAAATATTACGTTTTTTTTATATTCTATTGTAAACCAATGAGTTATAAAAAGGCGTATCTGCCAGACGTTGGGTTGTTTAATATGTTAAGTGAAGCGTATCTAAGGGCATCTATTGCATGATTAAGGAAGTCCACGGGCTCATTATCAAGGTTACCGTCTTTATTTTGCTTCCATTTGTACCCGTTTAGTTCTTTTTTTAAGTTATTTGACCTTTGCGTTACGTTTAATTTATAACGCTTTAAAGTATTAATTGATTGTCTTATGCTATCGGGCCCTTTTTTAGCACCCTCTATTTGCCACCCATATGCGCTTAATTCAGCGATTGACTTGGGTTCGGCACTATCTGCCACAATACGCCCATTAACGCCTAATTCACGCATTAAATCGCTAATACGGACATTAAGCAATCCTTTGTCATATATTAACTCGTCTATAATAAGTTCTCCAGATTGAGAATAAAGAGCAATTAATGCCGTTGGGTCATTACTAAACCCAAAGTCCAAACCATAACCAATAAGTTTAGCATCAGGGTCAATACCGCTAACTACGTTATAATCTCTAAAAATTACCCCTTCAAGTTTACCTGTTAAACCACGAGCATAAACTTTGTATAATTCAGGGTCATCTATTGCCTCAATCTTATCGTGTATCTTTTGGTCTAAAAATGTATTATGCCTATGGTCGCTAATTATAAGCGTAACGTTTGGTTTACCTATTAAATCTGTATGTACCCAAAATTCATTGTTTGGGTTATAATCTATATAACTCCGTTTTTTTGTACGGATATATAACTCATCCCATATTATCTTATCTACACCATTTGCCTCATTTAAAAACAAATAATCTCTTTTACCTTGTTTAGCATCTTGGGCATCGTCATAGCTTTTAAATTCAATTATTGAGCCATTTACAAAAGTAAATACCCTATCCGATTTGTTATATTCTAAAATGTAATTGTTAAGTCCTTCCGTATTATCAACTATGTTATGGGCATCTCTAATCGGTCCGACTTTTAAGTTGGGTATATCTTGCCCAGCAACAGTAATAATACACCTGTCATTTTCTATTGCGTGTAAGAATAAATTTTGAAGTATTGAATAAGTTTTACCGCTACTTGTACCGCCTTGATTAATTATAATGTCGGTATCAGCATTACGGTTACTTAAAAATACATCGGTTGTTTTAAACATCTGTTTCTCTATTTGCTAAAGGTACACCGCTTGTTATTACTTCAACTTGTATTTTACCTGTTAGTTCTGTTTTATTTGTAGTGTCTACTGTTTCCTTTGGCTTACCATATACACGAGTAAGCAAAGTTTCTAAACTATAAAGGCTACCTTTTTCTAAACTTTTACGCATAGCTGCTGCAATCGTTTTTTCAAGTATTGTTGCCTTCGGGTTATCCCATACTGTTTTAAGTTCCTCTAAGTCCATTGACATCATAGCCTGTATGGTATCGTTTATTTCAGCAAGTTTATATCCTTGCTCTTTGAGTAGGCTTACATACTTTCTTGGTCTGCCGTTCGGGTTTCTTATTTCACCCTTTTTAACAGGTATTAAATTATGTTCGTTTGCCATATCTTCTTATTTACTTCTTTGTTATTACAAATTTATATCATTTCCCAACTTGTTGTTAATCTATTAGAGCTATCTGATTTTCTTGTACTAATTGGATTACCTGTATTTATATTTTGAGGAGGCTTCCTTCCAAATTGTTTTAAAGCCCATAATTTAGATTTTTTTAAGGCAAACATTAAACTTGGAGCTGATGTTATAATTGTAAATCTCCATTTTTCACTTTTATATATTTTACCAATTTCATTTAAAAACATAACTCCTATTCCAAGTCCTTGATAATCAGGTAATATAACTAATCTATGAACAGTTTTAAAGTTTTTTACTTTTGGGTGAGGAAAATGAAATACTGATATAAAACCTGCTAATTGATTATTAACATAAGCCAAAAATACCTTTGCTGCATTATTATGACTATGGCTTAAATAATGATGCTTAGCAAACATTTTCCAGACTGACTTATCGTCTGTTTGGAATATCTCGAATTTAATTTCTGGTCTATTTTTTTTTTGCCCTTCGCAGTTACGAAAGGTCATAGTGTCTGTATCAAATACCCAATCTGGCAATAGCCAATCCTCAACATCATAATGGCAAGTAACTGCTATGAATTGTTTTGATGTTTTTCTAATTGCTTTTTGCATTGCAAATGAGCCAATTTGTGCTACGTTTCTATCTACTACGCTTGTAAATTCATCAAATACAAATAAATTATCTTCTGATAAAATAGCACGGGCAAGGTCTACCCTCATTTTTTCTCCATTTGATAGAACGGAATATGGCTTTAACCAAGAAGGTGGGGAACTAAAGCCAACAGAATTAAATGCTTTTGTTATATCTTCAACTGAGCATTCTTTAGGCATATCGTCTAAAATAGTTTCTGCATTATATTCAAAATTGGTTATATAAGAGTCAGGAAATAATTGTTTTGCTATTGTAGTTTTACCGCTACCGCTTTTGCCAACTATTAAACCTATTTGCCAATTATCTTTAATGTCTATGTTACCTTCAAAATGTTCTTTAATTTGATTGCTTTCCAAATCAAACTTACCCATTACGGAAGATACCCTAAAAGTTTTTTTAGGTTCGGCTGTTTTTACAATGTTAAAAGTCGGCATTCGTAGTTTTGTTCTATAAGTTTATTATATGTTTGCTCTTGTTCTGCTTCGTCTCTGCAAATAATTTCAATCTTAAATTCTGATTTTAATTTGTCAGATAAATCTTCCATTTCCTTTTCTTCTTCTATTTTAAAACCAGGTATGTCTAAACCCCAATCTATTAGTTGCTCACTATCCCAATTATTCGCTAAATCGTTCCAATCCCATTCGCCATAGCCTACGTTGTCTTTAACTATAAATTCCTTTTGCTGCTGCTCGGTTAGTTCACTTGCTTTGATAATAGGTATCTCTTTAAGTCCCGCTTCTTTACAAGCCTTTAATCTCATATTGCCACCAAGAACAACCATATCGTCATTAACTACGATAGGTCTAAGCTTAAGCATTTCAGGAAACTCGTTTATTGACTTTACAAGTTTTGCAAACTTATCGTCTTTGATTATTCTGGGATTGTTAGGGTTTGCTTTAACTGTGTTGATTGGTACGTTTTGTATCATAGTATGCCGTTAATTATATCGTTTGCTTCGTCTATTGCATCTTCTTGGTCAAGGTAAGTATCTACGTCTGCTATATGTTTGTTAATTAAAGTTTCTGCCATTGCATAGGTGTAGTGTCCTATCGTTGTCATATCGTCTCCGTTTTTACCCGTCTTACATACCGCAAGGAAGTAAGCCTTATGTGTCAAGAGTAGCCATATAGCGTTTAACTTTCTCATCTACCTTGACCTCTATAAGCTTTTTCTCTTGGCGTATGTTTATTAAAGGACTTCTTTGCAGAACCTCTTTTGCGTTTGCCAAAGCTAACTTTATTATTGTTCTCTTTAATCTTTGCCATAATTCTTTGCGTGTATGTCTTTTAGGAACTCTTTATATTGTTTTTTGTCTCCGTATTCTATGTGGCATTTCCTACACAAACCCATTAGGTTCTCAATCGTGTCTTTGTCTTTGCTGCCACCCATACCCCTCGCCTCAATATGATGCACGTCTACCGCTTGTGAGCCACACATTTCGCAAGGAATAAAGTCCGTTTTTTTATACCCCATTCCCTGCAAATATATTTGTGTGTGTTTCTGCATACTTTCCCCATTAAATTTTCCGTTGATTAATAATTAAAAAATTTAAGTATGCAAATTATTTATTGTCTATTTCTTTTAGTTTATTAATTGCCCATTCAATGCCACTCGTACCGCCCCAGGCGTCATACATTAACCCGCCACAACCTTCACTATAAGGTACATCTTTATGTTGTTGGTGTCTTTTAAAGGAAGCCATACGGGCAATCGTATCTCTACTAATCGGCTCACGATTTGCTAACTGCCTTGCTCTTGCTTTGCCAGTTGCTTCTCCACAAGAACCCCAACCATTTTTCTCTGCCCATTCTATTGCCCTCTTTGCGTTGTTAGTTGCACTTTCGGGGTAGTCGGTATAGCTTTCGGCAAACTTGCCACCTGCAAGAATAGCCTTCCAAACTTGCATTGCTTTCTCTTCGGTTTCATAAACGCAACCGCCTGAGCCTATTCTATATTTCCCGTTTGAGCATTTTATTACTGGCATAGTTTACTATAAATATACTTTCGGTCTAAATTTATCTCGTTAAAGTTATACTTGTTTTGGCAGAACTCAAATAACTTTTGTCCGCTTTCCTTACGCATATCCGCATCGCTTACTAAATCTCGTATATGTTTGTACCAATCCTTTTGGCTTTTAACGTAATGCACGGGCATATCTAAGTAAGGATTGACGTGGCTAACTATGGCAGGGTTCTTTTTAGAAGCCGTTTCTAATACCTTTAGATTTGACTTCATAGCGTTAAACTTGTTATCTACCAATGGGATAACTGAAATATCGCTATCAGTGTAAGCCCCCATATATTCAGTAACCTTTGCATAGTTATAAATTGTAGGGTTAAGCTTTAAACCGCAAGTAAAGGCATCAATCATTTTATCCCATATAGGTTTCTCCCCGTCATTGTAACCCGCAATAACAGTTCTTATATTCATACCTTGTAACCTTTTAAACGGCTGCCTAAGTATCTCTAAATCTCTTTCGTGCGTTCCGCTACCGCTCCAAAATAATCTAACCTTGTAATCTTCGGTCTTGTTATCCTGAAACTGCTCTTGCCCGTAAGGTAATGCGTTTGGTAAGATGTGAACGTTCTTATTGTATTGACTTATTTCTGCTGCTAATCTTTCGTGTGTGCAGGTGCAAAGGTCTGCAATCTCTAAGTAATCGGTAATTTGTTTGCCTATGTTATTATACTTGTATCGGTAATACAAAAGATGCGTTTCACTAAGTTCCCAATAATCGTCATTGTCTACTACTAACTTAAAGCCATACTTAGTGCGCCAAGTGTCCATTTGCTTTGCATCTATCTCGTTAAGCATTCTATTCATTAGCACAATATCCCAACCTTGCTCAAGTAGTTCGTCATTAAGTACAT